GAGGGCGGAGAGGAGAAGAAATCCGCAGGCTCAATGTCCGACTTCAAACAAGACTTGGCTGACTTCCCCGCATTATGTAAGAAACTAACTTGGCCAGATGACGTAACCGGAACATACGAAGACCACATGGAATTCATCGGCGAAAACGACAAGTGGGAAGTCTGGAAGGTCAAATCAGCATTGGGAGCATTCGTCTTTGACCAATGGGGCGACGGCGCAAAGTGGTGTGTCGGAGGATTCGGATATAAGGGTGCTGAAGGAAAACGTTCAGCCGAAAACTATTATCCTCACTACCTACACGGCGGAAAGGGATGCTATGTGTGCTTCCAGCAAAAGAACAAGAACGAACCAAGACCTAACAACAAGGCATTGATTACGTTCGACGACGAATCAAGATACAAAGTAAGCCAATTCAACCACTCAAACAACAGTTCATATTACAGCGGTGGTTATAGTGCAAACACGGCAGACGAATTCGCAAGATTCTTGAAGGAAGAAGGCTTGGCCGACGTCATCAAGAACTCAGAGTTCAAGAACTGCCAATCATTGCTCGATATCGAAACGATGGAAAGATTGGAAGCCGGCGAACCTTATAAGTACATCGGCGAACCTGTTCCTCAAAAGTTCAAGACGATGATTAAGGAAGCAATCGTGTCCGACGATTACGAAGGTGACGAAATCAAGGCATTCGCATTCAACGGATGTGAGAACATGCATAAGATTTGGTTGCCTGAGAGAATCACCAAGATTGGATACAGGGCCTTCTATAATTGCGCAGATGACTTGATTATCTACATCAAGGTTGGCGCAAGGACCATTACCGGAAACACCAAGGAATTGGATTTCTTAAAGAAACACATCAAACGTTATCAATAATTTTAGTATTTTCATGTGCTAAATTAAATGAATAAGGCTATTTTCACCAATTTATTTGTGCAAAGAGGATTGAAACGAAATGTTAGAAAGATTGAATAACAACTATACATACGAAAGGTTGACAGAAGACGAAATCAAAAAGCGTGGCATTTTGGGCCGCCTTGTTGGCAACGTCGCTGATTTCCTCAACCCTACTCGTAATGGTAGGATGTACAACGAAACTCTTTGGGAAAAAGTTTTTGACAATCCTATCATGAAGGAAAAATTCAAAAACAAAGTCATGTATGGTGAACTCGGCCACCCTGCCGATAGAACAGAAACCGACATGGAGAAGGTTGCGGTCTGCATGGCCGAGCCTCCAAAGAAAGACAAGGACGGAACCCTTAAGGCCGTCTTCGACATCCTTCCTACCCCAAACGGAAAAATTCTTAAGGCATTATGCGACTACGGTTCCACGCTCGGCGTATCATCAAGGGGAACCGGAGAGGTATTAACTGACGAGGATGGCAACGACTACGTCGACCCAGAAACCTACGATTGCGAATGCTTCGACATCGTTTTGGTTCCTGCAGTCGAGTCCGCCAGACTACAATATGTGTCAGAATCATTAAAAAATGGTAAAAAGGATACGCTAAATTTAACGAGGGCACTTAACGAGAGTCTTAATGCTTCGTCCGAAGAGGACAAAAAGATTATGACCGAAACGTTAAACAACCTTGGAATTAACCTTTCCGAGGAAGAAGGTGCCGAAACTCAGAATGCATTAGACGAAAGTCTTGCAGATACAAAAGCAGAGAGTAACTCCTCTGAACAAACTATTGAAGCAGATGAAGCCAATAATGATGGGTCAGATGAACTAATCAAAAGTTTGCAGGATGCATTAAAGGAAAGTGCCTCTCTCAAAAAGCAGGTCAAGGAACTTCAGGAGAAGTTAGCAGTCAGCGATGCCGAATCTAATCGACTTAATGAAGAACTTGGTAAATACAAGAAAGCGGTAACGCGTTTGACTGTCGCTGCCAAAGAGAAGAGAACGCTCGAATCGAAGGTATCAACTTTAGAAGAAGAACTCAAAGTTAAAACACAAACTATTGAAACGAAAGATGGTTTGATTGCTACGTTGACCGAAAAGGTCGAGGCTGGCAACACATCCTCAGCCGGATTGAACGAATCACTTACCGGAAAGGACAGGGAAATCTTGTCATTGAAGGAAAGCATCGCCAATAAGGATAGGGAACACGCCGCTGAAATCGCTAGGTTGACGGAGGAACTCAACGCCGTCAAATCTGACTCTGAATCAAAAGAGAAAGAATTGAGCGAAAGCCTTGCGAAGGCGAAGAGGTCCGCAAGCGGATGGAAGAAGTTATCAACTGAGACTGTTGCTCGTTACATCTCAAGCAAAGCCGTCATGTACGGAGTTACTGAGAACGACATCAAGAACAGATTACCTGAATCCTATACGCTAGACGACATCGACGCAGTCTGCGAGGACTTGCTAGACTATGAATTGAACATGACCAAAATCCCGTTCAATTTTGACCGAAAAGTCAAAGTCAAAATTCGTGAATCCGTTAAGGAGCCTATGGCTAGAGCCCACAACGACGATGATGACATCGACAGTACACTCCTTGGAATCGCGAAAATCAAAAACTAATTTATTAAGTACATCTTTAGAAGGAGAAACAAAATGAATAACAACAGATTACTTGAAACTTATCAAAAGAGAATCGCTGTTACTGAATCCGTTTATTCCAGAACTCACGAAGGTGCTACAATGGATAACACCCGTAAATTAGCAATTGCTCAAGTTATTGACAACACTGCTAAATTCTTGAATGAACAATTCAATAACTCAGTCGGTACTCAACGTGCTGATTTAGGCGAATGGAAGAGATTCTGCTTGAACTTAACAACAGTTGCACTTCCTACATTAATCGCTCCTGAATTAGTCATCGTTCAACCTATGGCCTCAATGAGCGGCTACATTACCTACGTCCAATACACTGCTGGTTCAAACAAAGGTGAAACCTCACGTGGCGACATCTTCAATGACCCATTCAGACTTGGCAAGGTTGACGTCAACTACACTGGTGCTCCAGTTGTTGAACCTGTCACATTAGCCTCTGGTGAGGAATCAAAAGAAGTCACATTAGCATGGACTCCTGTCGTTGGCGACAAGGCAACCTTCATCGCCGAAGACGGTACAAAGAGTGAATTGCCAATCGTTGGCGGTAAGGTCACTGTCACTGCCTCTGGTAGAATCGCATACGCTTACGACAACGTTGTCATTCCTCAACACGATTTACCAATCGTCAACGCACAAATCAAGTCAATTCCTTTGATTGCTAAAGCAAGACGTGTTGCAGTTTACTACTCACAAATCGCTGCTTTCCAAGGCAAACAAGACTATGGCTTCGACTTGGGCGACCAATTAGCAGAAAAGGCTGTCGGTCAATTGTCATATGAAATTGACACTGAAATCACAGACCTCTTGATTGCTAATGCAAAAGAAGACGCTGACTTAGAGTTCAACAAGACTCTTCCTGCAGGTGTTTCTAAAGCAGAACACTACGAAGGATTCAGTGAAATCGTTGAAATCGGTAAACAAAAAATCTACGATGCAACTAAGAGATATGCTCCTAACTACATGCTTATCGCATCTAACGTGTTGCCTATCTTGACCTTCATCAAAGGTTTCAAAGCCGCATCAACCGCTCACATCAATGGTCCTTACTTAGCAGGTACCTTGAATGGTGTCAAGGTGTTCGTTACACCTAACATCAAGGCTGGTAAGTTCGTCCTCGGTGTCAATGGTGACGATATGATGTCATCTGCTGCTGTCTACGCACCTTACATGGCAGTTGTTCCAACTCAATTGTTAGGTTACGCTGATGGTGGTATGTCACAAGGTTTCTCAACACTTTACGCATTAGAGATGCTCAACGCAGACCTCTTAATCGCTGGTAACGTCGTTGCTAAGAAACAAATCGTCTCAACGGAAATCGTTGGCGAATAGTCTTGACCGACTACTTGACGGAA